ACCCGGAAGGGGCCAGGGCCGCGCGGTGTGCGTTGTCGAAGCGCACGGTACTCGGCGACCGGCGTGATATTCGGGAGCCAGTGCAGGCCCTCGCCATACTGCAGTAGTTCGAGGTTGCTCACGAGCCGGAGTCCGGCCATCCCGGAATCGAGCTGGTTGAACAGGTCGGGGCCCGGCCGCTCACGGTACATCGTGCCGTGATGGTGGATCACGGTCTGCGGCTTCCAGTGGTCCCGACTCCGACCGATCCGGGCGGCTGGCCGATAGTCGAGATGGAAATGCACGATGTCGGCCGAGGCCCAGACCGCGTTGAGGGCGGCGTGGTCCCGGTCGAGGTCGTACTGCACGGGATAGTGGAACGGGTTGCTGTCGTGCGCAGTCCCCAGCACCGCCGCGTGCGGCGTCGTGACATTGATCGCCGTGTGCAGGCGTGACGCCACGCCCGCCGCGTCGTAGGAGGTCAGTTGGAGGATGCGGAGCGACTCCCGTGCCCGCGCATGGCCATCGCTCGCCGTGGCGCCGGTCGTCCGCTCCTGCTCGACCAGCGCAGTCATCATCCGTTGCTGGCGCTTGACCGTCCGCCGCTCACTGGTGTGGCCGAGCCCGCGCTGGTTCGTGAGGGCCAGGGGCACGGCGCGGTGGAACCAGCCCCGACCCCCGTATTGGTGCGTGGCCAAGACGCGCCCCTCGCGCATCAGCCAATGGTGGCGCCCGTCATACGCGAGCGTGGAGTGCGCCCGCACGAGCCGGGGCTGACCATAGCGCCGACGATAGAGGGTCGGGGTCCGGACCTGCACCCAGCCGACATCACCAGGCACCAGCGTGCGCAGCGCGGCGCCACCATGCACGAACTCGTCCGCATCCACGATAAACAGCATGGCGTCCGGGTACGCGCGACTGGCGGCCTGCAAAAGCGCCGTCCGCTTCACCTCCTGGTCGGACCAGCAGGGGCCCGGCATCGGGACGCTGAAGCAGGCCACGGGACACCCGGCGAGCCACGCCCTGAGACCATCCGTGCTCTCGCCGGTCTTGCCGGTCAGGGCATAGGGACCATCCGCCACGACGAGCGCGTCCACGTACGGGAGCCACGACGGCGCAGTCTGCTCCAGCGCCGGGAGGTCGTCCCAGATATTCAAGCAGGCCACAACCTGTGGCTGGACGAGCGGCGGCGGCGTGGTCGTGGTCCGGAGTTCACGGCCCGGCGCGTGCCACCAATCGGGCGGCTCCGCAAGGGGCGCGGCGAGCCCGTGGGCGATGAGCTTCCGCGCCACGCGCTCGGGCATGGAGTAGATCACACCCGTCTCCCGGATGACGCCGTTCGCGCGATGGCGCTTGCGCGCCTGAATCACCATGTCCATAGAGGCTGGGGCGGGGCTCGAACCCGCCCAGCGGGCCATATCGTCCCTCAGCCTGTCCCTGCGCCTACGAGGTTACGTCGTCACCCAGTATCACGGATGGCGAGAACTCGAACCCCTTGGCTGCGCCCGTCGACTCGAAGGAGTACGTCGAGGTCGGGATCTGCAGACCACCCGCTCGGACGAAGAACCGATACGCGGTCACGTCGTCGCGGAATTTGTAGTGAATGCTGCTTTCCATCGTGATCTCGCGCCTGGCCACGGTGGCGTAGTGGGCAGGATCGATGAGGGCCAGATCGCCAGCCACACCGAGCTGGCTCATGAGATGACTCCAGACGAGCGGGAACCCGAGCAGCACCGCGCTCGGAGCGCCAGCCAGGCTTTGCATGTACGTCACGTGCGAGCCACTCGACAGCTCCATGCCCAGGATTTCCGGGATGGTCGAGGGGTTGGCGATCCAGAACGTGCCCGGCCCCATCGTGGAGCGCGAGAGCATGGCGAGCACGTCGGCCACCACGATGTTCTGCGACGTCTGGCGGTTGACGGTATAGAGCGCCCCGTTGTTGGTATGGAGTGCGCCCAGGGGCTCACCCGTGCCATCGCCGCCGATCGTAACCGACTTGTTGATGCTGTTGGCGAGATCGCCACCGACCGCCTGCCGGAGGACACTCGTCCACTGGCCGGTGTAGTCGTCTTCCAGGGTCTCGTCGCCCGCCTCCGTGTAGGCCGCCCACTTGTAGGCGGTGACGATGCGCTGGCCAATCTTGGGCTCGTGTTCCGGCTTCTCCGTCGTCTCGTCGACAATGCCGGTTGCCGAGATGCTGGAGAGCGGCCGCGTGTCGGTCACGACGTCCTGTTTCAGGTACGGGATGCGGACGGTGCGCCCCGGACACGGATAGCGCGGCGCCCGCTCGAAGAGCCCGTTCTGCACGATGCCAGCGCCCACGAAGATGTCGGCCGCTTGCGTGAGCGGGAGCAGGAACTCGCCGCCCGAGGCATCACTGGCCGTGCCGACGAGGGCGCGGGTCTGGTGGTAGTCACGCAGGGCCCGATGCGCCTTCTGCTGCGCCTCGGTCCAGGGCCTCGCCTCGGGACTGGCGCGCCTGGCCAGCGCGAGGACGTAGCGACCCGGTGAGCCGAACGCCTTGACGGCGCGCTCGCTGACCGCCTGCAGGTCATCCTCACGCGCCTTCTCCTGCGCGTGGGATTCGGGCGTCGGCAGGGTGATGTGGCCTTCCGCTGCCCGCTGTTCGAGTTCCTTCTCCTTCGCTTCGCTGACGGCCAAGGCGCGCTGCTTCAGCGCCTTGATGTCCTCGACGCGCTTTGTCACTTCGTCCAGCGTTAGCTCCTTCGACGTGTCCGCCAGCTCGGCTTCGAGTACGGCGGCACGACCAAGGAACTCGTTTGCTTGGGTGTTTTTGATGTCAGACATGGTAGTCGGTTCCTAGTGTAGCGGCGGCAAGGGCGCGTGCCCGTTCCGCCTCGGTGGCAACCCGCGTTCCCGCGGGACGGCCATCGTCAGACTGTGATGCAGTGGCCTCGGGGGTGCTCGACGCGGCCCCCGGTGCGACCTGATCCGGGTCGTCGGAGTGACCAGGCAAGCGCGCCACACGGGCGCGCACGTCATCGGGTGGGAGCGTCGCGACGAGCGCATCGAACAGCGCCCACGCGGCGTCCGGATTCTGGCGTACGGTGTCCACGTCCGCACCAGGCACAGCGGGCCGTGGGGTGATAGTGAACTCTTCGAGCTCGACTTCGAGATACCGCTCGGCGCCGTCGGCGGTGCGTTCGTCTTTCCGCACATAGCAGCCGATGCTCAAGCCCACGGCGCCCTTGGCGCGTAGGATCGCGCTCAGGTACTCCTTGGTCCGTCGGCCGTCCTCGGTATCGTAGAGGTCCGCGCTGATCAACTCCTCGTTGCCACGGGTCTCGGCACTCCGGACCACGCCGACATGCGAGCGCACCCCGTACTCGTGGCCGTACTGCCCGGCGGTGAAAAGCGCGACTTTGCCCGCGGCGACCTTGGACTGTTTCGTGATGTCGAGGCAGCCTGTCGCCCAGATCGTGTCGAACGCATCCGCCTGCTCGTACACCAGCCCCACGCCCACCAGGCGACCGCAGACGCCTTCAGGGAGCGCCTCCTCCCGGAGCTCTTGCGGGGCGAACACGCGCTGCACTCGCCGGTGATCGCGTTGTGTGGTCGTCGCTGTCATCATGGCCTCATCGCGTCATGGTGGCTGGTCAGTCGTAGAGCAGTGTACACCGGCAGTTGGCAATCTCACCAATGTCCGCCGCCGGATCACCAGGAAAGCGGCAGCCGTTCGGGAACGTCTGGCCGATCGGTAGGCGCTGTCCGTCTTGATCCTCGTGCGTGTCACGCACCTCCAGGTCGCCTTGGGTCAGCCACTCAACGGTGGAGACGATCCCGGATTCCTGGGCGGCGATGAAGGCGCCTTCGTTGAGGGCGCCGATGGATTCGGTACGCGCAATCAGGGTCGAGCGCTGGGCGGCCAAGCCGCCAAACACCGTCTGATTGATCATGTCCGCCGTTTGGCGCACGCCCCACCCGGCTTGCTGGCCAGCGAGCAGCGATGCCTCGATCTGCGTCGCGCTGGTCTGGCCGACGTGGGTCGCCAGCCGGTCCACGCGGTTGCTGATCGCGCGATGCACGCGGGCGGACGATGGCAGAAGTGGGAACGGAAGCTCCTCGGCCCCCGCCCGCATCGTGGCGCTGATCGGGGCGGTCATCCCGTCAGTCCACCGCGTCGGGCTCTCGCCCTCCCCACCGAACATCCGACGCACCGCCCGGAGTAGGAGTTCGAGTTCGTTCGGGGTCAACGGGGGATCGACGTCGGCCCGGACGGCAGCAAAGAGCCGTGCGACCGCCGCAGCATCCTCCGCGAAGAGGCTCCGGGCCTGGGCCTCGATCACCACGTCATGCTGCCGGGCCGTCGCATCGAACGTGCGCCAATGCGCCACCCGCTGCTCGGGGGTGCGCGCGACGCGCGTGACCGGCGCTGGCAGTGCGCGGGTCGGCGGCGGCTGGTCCGGCTCCGGCTCGGGTTCCGGTGGTGCGAGCGCCGCTTGGGCGCCCGGCAGGGCCAGCCGCTCGACGTCAGCCACCATCAGCTCGCCGAACATCCCGCCTCGGATGTGGTGCGAGGGATCGCGCTCAGGCGCCAGGGCCACCAGCATGCGGGCCTCTTCAAGCGTCCGCACACCGGCCGTGTACTCGCTGATCGCGCGCGCGCTCGTTTCCGTCTCGTCCTCGGTCAATTCGGCCAGGCCGTTCGGACTGAATCGGATGCGTACGTCACCGTACTCGGGCGCGAGCCAGTGATTGAGGTGGTTTTCGATGGCAGTCATGAGCGGCGTCGCGGCCATCGCAATCAGCCGTTTCCGGGCCTCGCGGAACTGGACGCCGCTCATCCCCGCCTCGCTCGCGGCGGAACTGATGCCAATGATCCGGGGATCGACCGGGAACGCGGCGCAAATGCTTTCCCGCGTGACGCGCCGGAGGTCCGGGAATTCCAGCTGCTGGAGGTTGAAGCCGATCGTCTCCGTCTTGATCGTGCCGCTCATGAACGAGACCATGCCGCGCTCGCCGCGCTGGACGCGCTTCTCCCGCCAGCGCTCTTCGGCGGCGAGGGCCTGCTCCCGCGTGGCGTTCTCGCCCATATGGAAGACTTGCACCGGCCCGCCGTCGTTGGTGACGACCTGACGGACGTACCGCGTGGCCTCCGTGTCGCTGACGATATCGCCGATGGCGGCGGCGGCTCGCGGGAACCCGAACAGCCAGGAATGGCCCGACAGGTCCGCGAAGTGGATCATGTCGTCCACGACGCTGCGCCGGAGCGTGCCGCTTTCCGGCGCGGTCCAGTCGTACCACAGGATGCGGTCCTCATCGACGCTGTACTCGACCGAGCGCACGTACTCGGGATGCACGAGCTTGAGCCCGGACGGTTTGCCCCGATTGGAACTCCCAGGTCGGACGATGTGCCAAAAGGCGTTGCCGTAGAGCAGATAGTGGAGCGCGGTGAGGCCCAACATGCGCGCGCCCGGGAGGTTTGGATTCCGGGGCTGGGGGTTGTGGAGGAGCAGACGAAGCGGGTGCTTGTCCAGAACCTCGGCGTCTGTGTCGTCGCCAGCGGTGACCTCGAGCGGCACCGATTGGATGATGTCGACGATGGCCCGGCAACACGCCTGCACAACGGGATGCCGTTCCCAGCCCTGCTCGCGCACGGTCTGGCCCGTGGAGGTGTAGTCGGTGACGTTCGCGCGGTGGATCGTGGTCCACGCAGCGGGTGTGTTCCAGAGGTGCGTCGCGGCACGACG